CGGAATACAGATGGAGAAGAGACCACATAGATTCGACAGACTCTATGAGCGAAATCCAAAGGAATGGGATTTCTGGATGAATGGTTGCTGCACAGATGAAAACGGAGAGAAGTACGGATGGGGCAGAGTCCTTGATTACATCATCATACCTTGGCGAGACCCTGAGCATTGGTGGCTCAGTAGTGATATTGAAGGACAAATGAACATCTACGACTTCTTAGGAGGTGATTGATTGACCTACGAAAAGGCGGTTATGAACAAGACAGAACTGATGCGGATGGGGTTCGATGAAGCATGGCTTGATTACGTCTTCCGAGTTAGGACAGACCGCAAGATAGCATGGAGAGGCGGCAACGGCACAGAACGGAGTCCGATTCAGTATGACACAGAGGAGTTAGAGAAATTTAGGAGAGCATCATGCACAGGAGAGTAGGAGGAGATATGGAAAACAAAACAAGAGCGGTTGCTTCGCTTCTCGGTACGCTTTCGCTGACCGATGAGGGCAAGAAGTTGAGCAATATGATGTACATCGAAGATCAAGGCTGTGCGACAGCAATCTTCCGAGATGGAGCATTCTACCGAATACCAACAAGCGGAGATGCTCTCGACACAATCTATTGCATAGTAAAGGGACTAAGGGAGAAGAGAGATGCTGACAGAAGAGCAGAGCATGAAGAAGATGGAAATCAATTCGAGGATAATATGCCAACTTGCTAACCTAAACGCACCGACTTGGGTGAGACCATCAATGATATGGGATGATAGGTGGCTGTTCAGTATTTACTCAATGAATGAGATTGAGAAGGAAATCGAGATTAAGATTCGGATGTGTATTCCGAGAGAGGAGGAGACAGCATGATTGAGATAACAAATGTTGAGGCGGTAGAAGATGCCGACCTTGAGAAGATGGCGAAGATATACCCAGAGGGATTCGCAAGAACACCGAAGTACAGACCGATAGAAAAAAGGGATGCCGACGAGCTGACAACAAGACGACATCCCAGAAGGAAGCACACAAACGTCCTTCGTAGATATATTAACAGGCTTTACAGGATATGTCTACTCAATACGTTAATTGCGATCACTTTAGCGGTGATTTATGTCGAGACAAAGAATGAAATGGTTTTGGCTGCCATGTACACTTGCGAGGCAAATGCCTTGCTGACATGGATGTGCGCAGATTAGGAGGAAATATGGCTGATAAGATGAATTACTTCGAGGTATTGAACTCAATCAATGTCTCGGACAAGACAGAGAAGAAAGGCAATCTTACTTACTTGTCTTGGGCATGGGCATGGGGAGAACTTAAGAAGAGATACCCAAATGCGACATACAAGATATATGAGAACGAGATGGGATGGAACTACCACACAGACGGCAAGACCGCATGGGTTAAGACAGGAGTCACAGTTGAGGGCATAGAGAATATCGAATATCTGCCTGTGATGGACTTCAAGAACAATTCAATTCCGGTGGAGAAGGTCACAAGCACGGATGTGAACAAGACGATTCAGAGGTCACTTACAAAGGCGGTTGCTCGTCATGGTCTCGGATTATACATCTACGCAGGAGAAGACTTGCCAGAAGCAGAACGTGAAGAGGAAGAGGCAAAGATAAAGCAGAAAGCAATGGAGAAGCTGAACAAAACCGAGCTATCAGCGGTCAGAAAAGCCATCGCTAACAATGGCTACAATGAGCCGAAGATTTGCGAGTTCTTCAAGATTGAGAAGCTTGAGGATATGACAGTTGGACAGCTTCGACAGTTCAACGAGATGATTGAGAAATCAAAGGAGAAGAAATGAGAGCGAAATGGCACGGCAGACCTTACCATGACGTAACAACAGGAAAATGGCTGCTCACGTTTGAGACATTTGAGCCACCTGACATCTTCGACAAGACGAGAGACAAAAACCTAAACCTTGAGATCAAACAGCACCGCAACCATCGGAGCAAGGATGCAAACGCTCTGCTCTGGGAATGCATCGGACGGCTCGCAATGGCTCTGAGGGCAGACAAGTGGGATATATACCTACTCATGCTGAAAAGATATGGACAATACACCTACATTGTCGTACCACCTAATGCGGTCGAGATGGTCGCAAGACAATGGCGAGAGTGCGAGGTGATAGGTGACATCAATATCAATGGTCGAGATGGTGTGCAAATGCTGTGCTACTACGGCTCTTCAACTTATGACACCAAGCAATTCAGCATTCTTCTCGATGGTGTGATTAGTGAGATGAAAGAGATCGGACTCACCGCACCGACATCGGAAGAAATGCGGAGAAGTATAGAAGAATGGGAGAAACAATCGCAATGAGTCAATATGATGATTTTTTGAAAAATAAGAGATTTGTGCTTGAGAGTTGCGGATTTGATATCGACAAAAACACACTCAATCCGCTGTTGTACGATTTCCAGAAAGATATTGTTAGATGGGCACTTGCAAAAGGCAGAGCGTGTATTTTTGCCGATTGTGGACTTGGCAAAACAGCAATGCAACTTTCATGGTCGTATCAGATATGCAAGCATTTTGGAGACAAGACAAAGGTATTAATTCTCGCACCGCTCTCAGTTTGCGAACAGACCAAAAGAGAAGGCATGAAGTTTAATTATAAGGTTAATATCTGCGAGTCGCAGGGTGATGTAGTACCGGGCATCAATATAACCAACTATGAGAAGCTTGATAAGTTTGTGGCGAGTGAATTTGATGCGGTAGTCCTTGACGAGTCATCGATTCTGAAATCATTTACAGGCAAAGTCAGAACCTCAATAATCAATAACTTCATGAATGTACCATACAAGTTAGCTTGTACCGCAACACCTGCGCCAAATGACTATATGGAGCTTGGAAACCATGCAGAGTTCTGCGGAGTAATGACGAGATCAGAGATGTTGTCGATGTTCTTTGTGCATGATGGTGGAGAAACCTCGAAATGGAGACTCAAAGGACACGCAGAGGATGTTTTTTGGCAATGGATGGCTAGTTGGTGTGTATTCATAGATAATCCTAGAAATCTTGGATATGAGATAGACGGATTCGACCTTCCAGAGCTTCACATCAACGAGATTATAGTTGATGGCGATGAACCGATAGAGACAAGCTTATCACTTACAGAACGAAGAGAAGCAAGAAAAGAGTCACTCATCGCAAGATGCGAGAAGGCGGCTGAATATGTCAACAATTCGGATGAGCAATGGCTTGTGTGGTGCGATCTGAATGATGAGAGCCACAAGTTACACGAACTAATCACCGATAGCGTTGAGGTTCAAGGTAGCGACAAGGACACACACAAGACATCATCAATGTTGAACTTTTCGACAGGCGATATCAAATGTCTTGTCACAAAGCCAAAAATAGCAGGATTCGGCATGAATTGGCAGAATTGCCATAACATGATATTTACAGGCTTATCTGACAGCTACGAGGCATATTATCAGGCACTCCGTAGATGTTGGAGGTTTGGACAGACAAAAGAAGTAAATATTTACATCATCATCTCAGCAAGAGAGGGATGCGTTAAGCAGAATATTGAGCGAAAGCAGACCGATTTCTTAAAGATGCAGAAAGAGATGACAGAACTCACAAAAGAGATAACGAAAAAGGAACTCAAGAAAACGTGCAGATTGTCAACACCATATAATCCGACAATTAGCATGATACTCCCAAAATGGGATGAATTTAGGAGGGCAGTATGAACGTACTAGATCAAGTCGTTAGGGAAAAATATGCGGCTTACAATGGCGATAGTTGCGAACTTATCAAGAATATCCCGGATAACTCAATCCATTATACGATATTCTCGCCACCTTTCGCTAGTTTATATACATATTCTAACAGCGATAGAGATATGGGTAATAGCAAGGGCGATGATGAGTTTTATACGCATTTCACATTCCTTGCGAAGGAACTTTACAGAGTAACGATGCCGGGCAGGCTTCTCAGTTTTCATTGTATGGACTTGCCACTCATGAAGGAACGTGATGGTGTTATCGGCTTGAAGGATTTTCCATCATTAATCCGTCAGATATTTGAGGATTGCGGATTCATCTATCATTCAAAGGTTACGATTTGGAAGAACCCTGTTACAGAGATGCAAAGAACCAAAGCTCTCGGACTTCTTCACAAACAGATTAAAAAGGACAGCACTATGAGCAGACAGGGCATCCCAGATTATATCGTTACGATGCGCAAACCGGGCGAGAATCCTGAAAGAGTAACTCATACGGATGAGAGTTTCCCTGTTGATGTTTGGCAGAACTATGCATCGCCTGTATGGATGGATATCAAGCAATCAAATACGCTTCAGCGTAAGAGTGCAAGATCTGAAAAAGACGAGAGGCATATATGCCCACTTCAGCTCGATGTTATTCAGAGATGCATCGAGTTGTGGACTAATGAGGGCGATATAGTTTTAGATCCTTTCGCAGGTATTGGCTCTAGTCCGTATGTAGCACTCACACTCAATAGAAGAGGCATCGGTTTCGAGTTAAAGCAATCATATTTTGAGCAAATGAAGAACAATCTCGAGATTGCTGCTCATGAAAATGACAATATGGGCGGCTATCCTGTCGGTCAAATGAATATATTTGATTTTTTAGGGGAGAACGGCTTATGCACCAATATAGTATAGCCGATTACATCAAAGGAGATGCAGAATGAATAGCATTTTAAGAACAGAGCCGGGCATTTGTTATGAATGCGGAATGAGCGGTCAGACGGAGATCCACCATATCCTGTTCGGTCACGGATTAAG